TTCATTACCTCAACAAGCTTTCTTTCTAGAGCGTTTAATATCATTAGCCATAGAAAGAGTAGATTTTATAATTAACCTTTCAGCTTGATTAACATCATCAAGACTGTTCATATAACTAGCGATCGCATTACCAGCTATGCAAAATCCAAATTCAATTGCCATTTGTGGATCTGTCTTTTTTAGATGCTCAAACATAGGCCCAATCATTTGCTGGAACAGTTGTTCTGCAACTTCAGCAGGTGTTCATCAAGTTGCGCTTGCTACAAACTCAAATCTAACCACGACTGCTGATTTATTCACACGTTTAAACACTGTGGGTAAAGATATGGGGATGACGCAACAACAAGCGTTAGAACTAACAAAGACGGTTACCCAGGCGATTAAGATTGGTGGTGGCACAGCAGAAGCTGCAGCTGTGCATTCTCAGCATCTAATTGAGCAAATCCATTTGCCACACTCAAACTTATATCTCCATGTTCTGGATCGTATTTAGTACGCAAGATACATGTTGGCATCACAATAAAAATTTCTTGGCCAGATTCCAAGTCATGCGGCTGAACAGGTTTTGTAAACTGAATATCTGCCAAAGTTAAAGTTTCGCGTTTTATACAGAATTCATGATCATTTGTAAAAAATACTGTAGCAGGGAATTGATTTAGCTCATCAAAATCGAGCAATCCACCAATATGACGACATAAAACTGTTTTACCTGATTGCAATGCGGAAATTGCTTCAACACCATTAAAAGTATGCATTATTTTTGTCCTTTTAAAGCTTTGATTAAATAGGGATCTAGTTCGGGTTGTTTGAGTAGCCAGTCGATATATGAATCTGGTAACTCATCGATGAGCTCACCTCTGTGTTTACCAAAGTTAATACGCTTAGGAATGCGGGCAATTTCAGACATTTGAAAAAGTGAATTCATGTCTTTAATTGCCAGCTTTTCAACGATTGCTTGAAGAACCACACCAGTGAAATAAATATCCCAGCGAGCGTTATGCGCATTTCGCAAATGTTTACGAGCTTTTTCTAAATCAGTACTCATAACGTGGTAATACATTGCTGTAAGGTTATGAGTTTCTAATTCATCCCAAACCATACGTGCCAAAGCTAAAGTGCATATGCCTTTTACATTGATTGATGAATCACAAAGCTTGATTGCCCTAAGGTCGTAATCGATATTGTGGCCAATCAAGTACTCTGTATTCTCTGGCAAGCGAAATACTTCATAACTTGGTTTGTCCGCTATATCAGTTTCCAAAATATGGTGAGTGGCCATAGCACCTAATTCGATAGGCTCAGGGCAAGAAAAATACTCATCAAAGGCCGAATTACCATCGATCCGCAATATCCCTTGTTCAAAAGAACAGGAGATATGTGCAATTTCAATTGGATAGCCATTTAAGCTATTGGTTTCAGTATCTAAAATTAATGCGCTCATGCAGACATACTCGTTTTAGCCATTTGATCGATTTCAGCTTTAACGGCTTCCAGTTTGCTTGCTTCAATTTGGGTGAGTGCATCTAAACCAAAATGCTCACAGATATCTTTAATATCTAAACCACGTTCAGATATAAATGTTTGAAGCTCATCGCGCTGTGTATCTGAAATGATTGAAGGTAAAACTTCCAACTCCAGCCATTTTTTCTTTTCTTTGTTGTAGGTTAGGCCTATTTGATACGCAAAATGCTTCATACATTCCCACATATCTTTAAAGTATGGATGTTGCTGGTCCAAACCCTCTAAAAGCACATTAAATTCAGAAGGGTACTGAGCCTCGCTACAAGATTTCTGCCATTGCTCCCATTCCATTTGAAGCTTCATGGTTTGTTGTTGTTCAGGTGTTAAGGTATTTAGATGATCTTTAGTCGCTTGAATAAGATTAGCCATAAATTGAGAATTTTCAGGTTTACGTAAATCAGGAACAATTACATTCCCCAAATTCCCCGAATCCTTTGTATGAAAGCCTTCACCACCTTTGAACTTAAGAACTCTATTGGAATTACCACGGCTATCTGTTTCCTCTGCCAAGTAAGCCATAGCATCAGCAAGGCGATAAATTTCCTGACGGTTTTTACCACCTAAATCGGGACGTACAAGAGTTAAAGTGTCGTTTTTATCCTCTGTTGCATGGGCAATAAAAATTACATCTTTGCCAAAACCAATAAGCTTATTTACAAATAAACTAAACATGTTATTTGCTACACCCTGAACATTTAGCTTTAACGAACCATCGCTTTTAGTGTTTTTATTGTTATTTGCAAGATGTGATTTAATTAAATCAAGTACACGACCTATGGTGTCAAATACCACTGTATTGTATGGTGCTAAATCAGCCTCAGTAATATTTGCAATATCCATCCAGCTTTCAGCTACGACAACATCACCGCGTCGATTTGCACCAGTACGATAAGCACCTTTATCTGCGTCAATAACTAAAGGTTTATTTGCAGTCATACCAAGTGTTGTTTTGTACATACCAGGATCACCATAGAAGTAAACCTTGATTGCATTTACTACTATAGGTTGAGCGGGTGTAATAATATTTAGAGCCATGGTGTTAACCCCTTAATTATATTTCGTATTGTTATAAGCAATACGTTGATTTGGAGAATAGGGAGTGCGCTTAAAGCAAGGTTGGTTGAATAATTCAGCTTTAGCTTTACGCTTTTGGAATTTGCGCTCACGTTCAAAGTTTTCTCGAATCCACGGCTTTGTTGCATGTGTTTCTTCTGAAACGAGAACCAAAACACCAGACCGATTAATCCAGTAAACATCATTGCCTTTTTGCACATAGACAGAGTGACCAAGGCGCATACGGAATTGACCATTTTCACTACTTTGGAATTCAGCGAATTTTTGTGTAGGAGTATTCATTAGACAGCCTCCACCAAACGGTTACGCTCGATATAGCCGATAATCAATTGATTGATATTTCGGTGATCGTTGTAGTCGGTGAAATCATTCCATTCTTGACCATTTACGTCTGTGATTTTTTCAATTGCCAAGTTTGTAATATCAACTGCAGTAAATTCCGAACCAGGTACACCGTAGCTATCAGGATGAGATTCAAAATCAAAACTAACTTTAAGTAAGAAGCTATCAATTTTGACAATTGCCTTACCTGAAGTTTCAGAAGTCAGTTTTAAAGCATCAACGGTGTAAGTTGATGGAGTGATATTAGGTACTGTTACTGGTGGTTTATATTCAGTGTCTTTCTGGTCATATGTAAGACCGATGGCACCTACTGTGAATAAACCGCTGATTGCAGCGACTTTGATAAAACTCATAGGCTGTACACGATGTGTAACGATGGGATTGATTGAATGCGGTTTTGTGTTCATAATTCACCTGTTGTATTGGGAAAGCACACTGGTTTCGAGGTCGGTGTGCTTTTTTATTAGTTGGTGAGATTTAGTTTAGTAAACGAAACAAATATAGTCAATAGTTTATTTTACTTTAGTAAACAAAATTTATTTTAATAAACATTTATGCTTTAATAGACAAAAGAAAACCCACGCAGGGTGGGTTAGATGGAGTTTGTTATGAGTGATAAAAAACAAAATTACGGGATAATTCCAGCAGGAACAAAAGTTTCAATTTTTGGCTGTGGATTCACCCTAAAGTATGATGCTGAAGTTCTAGAATCACAGAATGCGGTCAATGATGAAATCGCAAAACGACACACCTATGAAAGTAACGGTAATCTAATTCTCAGCGAGAGTCTTAAAAATATACTGGATTCAAAGCATCCATAATGCGATTGTCTATATATAGTGATGCAAAGTCATTAATATCAATCTTTATCACCAACAAAGGCGAGCCTTGTTTAAAACAAGTTTCTAACCTATCTCTAATTGGCCCAGCCAGTGATGTGGAACTAATAATATACTGAGATGGTGTTGTTCGTATAAAGTTCTTGGATATAGTGTTGATAACTTTTTCAAGATCATTACAATTTTCAAGATCATCAGAATTAAATGTAATTGAATACGCTGCCATTTTTTCTCCACCCGATCAAAGTCCTGCGTCGGGTTCGCAGTAAGTTATTTTATAGGTGTGTATCTAATTAGATTTATAATGGTTTTGAGATAAGCATTATGGTTAGTAAAAACAGCTCTACCACTATCATTAACGCTGTAAGATTTATGATACTGTTCTTGATATTCTTTTACAGCTCTGTCAAAGCCAATACCTTTAATTCGATCAAACCAAGTCCTGTAAATATAGCGGCTTCGCAATTTCAACAAATCCGATTTACTCACAGGATTACTGAAAATCCTGTCGCCTTCAGCATGCAACTGAGCCATCAAAGCATCATGCAACGGACTGGAGATTTCTATAAATTCTTTTCTTCTGGCGATATAAAGGTTGGTTTTGAATCCAATGAAAGCACCAAGAATAAAAGTAATTATAGGGATGATAGTGCTGTATTCTTTAAGAAAATCTATGAAGTCTATAAGGAATACCATTTTTTAATTAATCCTATTATATCTTTAATTGCAGGCTTCTTTTTAACACTTCGACTCTCAAAAGATGTTCCATACTGTGACTATTACAGCAAAGAGCGTCGAAGAGAGAGGGGTGAAATTGATTAGGGTTATTTATACCTCAGAATACTTCTCCAAAAACTCATCAATCCAGCCTTGTGCTACTTCAAGATTTGTTATGTCAGTTAGCTTTAGGCTGGTTTCTTCTGCTTCATTAAAGCCCTCAATAATGGCCTCAAAGATATTTGCCTCATTAATGACCTCATTTGCAATTTCAGCAGGATCATAGCTTTGCTTGGCCTTTTTAAGTGATGCTATTTGTTTATCAATTCCTGCGCCAATTTTAGCTAATGCCAATTTAAATTCTTGACGATTGATTGTTAGTGCAGTTTTGGATTTATTAAGTGTTGCGATCATAATATTCTCATTTATTTAATAGATTTTAATTAATCAGTTCGCCAAAGTTGGCGAACCATTCAGTAGACCGCGTTAGGTTCGCAGCTTTAAACTTCACGATTGTGTCGAACAACTACACCTATAATTGAAATGTCTATTTGCAATGAATTTAGCGTTGGAAAATCTGGGTTTAAAGGAACTAACTCAATAATATCAACACCAAACTCATTAACCCCAATCACTCTATACTTTTTGAAGGTGGTTCTTGCTATGCCGTGCTGAACTTCTTGAGCAATAACAAGTGATCCTGGTCTTGCTTCTAATGATCCATCAACAACCAATTCGTCACCTGGCATAAAGGTTGGCGACATACTTAAGCCTTCGACCTTCAAGGAAAAAATACATTCAGGTTTTGCCCCCATATATGTAGTCCATGATGAACCAATAGGATTGATTCCATCATAACCAACATCATGAAATAGTCCTGCTTGCACGTAATCCAGCAATGGTATCTCTCTCAAAGGCGTGCTAATAAATGAAACATTACTCTCATGTTCTATTTTATTTGAAATACCTTGCTTACTTTCTTTCCCTGTCAAAATCCAATCTGGTGTAGCTTTAAGCAATCTCGCTAGAGATAAAAGTCTTTCACCTGAAGGCGTGTTTACTCCACTTAACCAATGAGAAACAGCACCCTTACTTGCACCAGTGGCACTAACCAAATCTTTATGCTTCAAGCCTAATTCAGACATTTTTTCTTGAATTCTATCTGCAACACTGCTCATAAGTTTATAGTCCTATATCTTGTTTAAAATAATAAACACCTATATTGACTTTGTCATAAACATATAGTTTACTTATATAAACAATATTGTTCAGAGTAATAAAGTGAATATTGATGATTTAAAAGCCTTTTATGAGGCAAAAAGTGATGCTGATTTATCAAAAAAATTAAACAGACCCCGCTGTACTATTTTTTTCTGGAAAAAAAATGGCATTCCACCCCGCACGCAAGCCACATTTGAAGTTCTCACCAAAGGAGAACTTAAAGCTGATTTGCAAGCACTAAGTTCATAGGAGCAATCATGAGCCTCGAAAAAGAAGATCTTCGAACAAAACACGATCCTGAAATTATGGACAAGCTCCGTGATATTTCTGCGTATTACGGTATGGAGATGAGTAGACAAGCTTCGATCCTTTTTGAAAAAGCCATTGTAGGTGAATGGCATATTGTCAATTTAGGGCTTGAGCGAATCAAAAGAAATGAGCGGATGCGGGAGATTGTGGTCGGTGATGGGAGTGATGGGGAAAGCTCGGTCAAATACCCATTGCAGATTTTAGACAATAAAAAAGCCTGATGGTCTAGATCAGGCTTCATGTATTCAAAACGAGGTAGAAATGAATATGCATAAAATTCTAACAGACATTGAGCTACAGCGAAAGATTTATTTATTTCAAAAGGCAGTGGAAGAACACGCTGAAAAGCGCTCACTTCCGACTGCTCAGTCTGTGGCAGTTGCAAAGGCTGAACTATGGGCATTTATACAAGGAGCAAACGCATGAGTGTTGATGCGCTAAATTGGGCGTGGACTGCACCAGTTGAAAGTTCAGCACAACGCCTTGTCTTGCTTTCATTGGCTGATCGTGCAGGTGAGCACCATACTTGCTATCCAAGCAATAGCAGATTGGCAAAAGACACAGTTTTGAATATCAAGACTGTTCAAAAAGTCGTAAATCAACTTATCGATTTAGGATTGGTTGCTGATACTGGTAAAAAAATGGGAACCACAAATAAGGTTCGAGTTTTAAAATTAGTTGGTGTGCAATCAAGAGAACAATACCAAAATCGGGATAGTTCTAATGAACCCAAAAAAGGGTTAATTGATAATGATAACGAACCCAAAAACAGTGCTATTAAACACACCCAAAAAGGGGTTAATTCAGCAGAACAAACGAACCCAATTTTGGAGGGTAACGAACCCAAAAACGGTATCGTGAACGATCCCAATTTTGGGGTACAGAACCTACCAATTAACCTATCAATGAATCTCTCTTGTCAACACGAGTGGATTCCAAATCAAAATCAATTGATCGGAGTTCTTCAGCAAAAAGGGCATGGTCAAAATTTAAAATTCATTTTTGGATTACCAAGTTTTGAATTTGAGCTTGGAGCATTCAACGCTCATTTCGATGGTCAAGTTTTGTCTGATGCAAAAAAACTCTACAAGTTTGCAAATTGGATTTCTGACAAGTTTGAACGTCACGTGAAATTACATCCTGAGTACATCGAAGTTTCTCAACCTGAACAACCACAGCAAGCACCAAACACTGAATTCAAAGGCGTACGCAAATCATTCAAGGGGATGGACCAATGATTGAATTATTTTCTATCCCTGTTGAACAAGCGATTTTGTCTACAGTGATCGGTACTGAGCAAGGCATGGATGAGTACATCGAGCAGATTGATTCGTGTGATTTCTATGCAGCTCAACATCAAATTATTTGGACTCATGTGAAATCTCAGTTTGTGAAAGGCGAAGCGTATGACCAGGTGATGCTTTGGGAGTTGATTCGTGCTAATGCGATTGAAGTCAAAGCGGTTGATGAGAAATTCATACTCAATCTGATGGGGTGTTACTGTCCTCATTCGCTTTTACCAACGCACCTTAAAAAACTTAAAGATTTTGCAACTCGCAGAAAAATCCAAGATGTGAGTAAGCAAATCGGCACTTTGGCGTTGGATATGGTTTCGTACACATCGGAAACCGCCTTAAATCGTGCACAGGCTCTCGTCAGTGGCTTAGAAACAGGTTCGGTGGACAATCGCCTTAAACATGCCCATGAATTCTCTAAGGACGCAATTAAGGAGTTTTTAGAGCGTCATACAGCTTTGCATAACAATACGGCATTTGATGGCGGTATTCGTACTGGATTCTGTGAGTTGGATAACAAGCTGGGTGAAGTTGGCAAAGGTGATTTAGTCATCATCGGTGCACGCCCAAGTATGGGTAAAACCACACTCGCTCAGAACTTTGCAGCAGACATGATGGTCAATCAAGGTTTACCAGTTTTGTTCGTTTCAATCGAGATGTCAGGCAAGCAGATTGCACAGCGAATGATTAGTGGAATTGGTCAGATTGAATTGCGGAAAGTTTTAAGTGGTAAGGCTCAAATTGAGGACTGTGGAAAGATTAATACTGCTGCAATGATCTTAGAAAAAGCACCTTTGATGATTGATGACAATGCTCGTTCAACGACTTCAACGATCCGTAGATCAGCACGAAAAGTACAAGCTGAATATGGGAAAGTTGGTGCGATATTTGTTGATTATATCCAGCGTGTAACTCCACTCACTAAAAACAATTATGGTCGTTCTGACAAAGATATTGGCGAGATTTCAGGGGAATTGAAAAAGATTGCTCGTGATTTTGAATGCCCAGTATTTGCTTTAGCTCAATTGAATCGAAACCTTGAAAACAGACCAAACAAACGCCCTGTAAACGCTGATTTAAAAGAGTCGGGTGATTTAGAGCAGGACGCAGACATCATCATGTTTATCTACCGAGATGAGGTTTACAACAAGGAATCTAAAGAGGCTGGAACGGCTGAAATCATTATTGGTAAAGCACGTAATGGGTCAACTGGAACAGTGAAATTAGCAACCGACTTAGCTCGCTCAACATTTGCAGATTTAAGTCCTGAATATTACGCAATGATGCAAGGGGAGTTGGTATGAAAGACTTCAATCTAATGCATGGTGATTGTCTCGAGCGAATGAAAGAAATCAAAAGCGGTACCGTAGACATGATTCTTTGCGACTTGCCATATGGAACAACGTGCTGCAGTTGGGATGCTGTTATCCCATTTGAGCCACTTTGGGCTGAATATGAGAGAGTAATCAAACCGAATGGGGCAATTGTTCTATTTGGCGCTCAACCATTCACAGCAGTACTTGCTTGCTCAAATCTTAAATTGTTTAAGTATGAATGGATTTGGGAAAAGCCAGCTGCTACAGGTTTCTTGAATGCTAAGTTGCAACCACTTCGAGCGCATGAAAATGCATTGGTTTTTTATAAATCACAACCAACTTACAACGCGCAAAAAACTTATGGTCATGAGCGAAAAACAGCAAAAAGAAAGGATATTGGTTCAGAACATTATGGTAAGCAATTAAATACCAAATCATATGATTCTACTGAGCGGTACCCACGTTCAGTACAAGTTTTTAGCAGTGATAAGCAGAAATCAAACTTTCATCCAACACAAAAGCCAGTTGCCCTTTGTGAATTCTTAATTCGCACATACACAAATGACGGTGAGACTGTTTTAGACAACACAATGGGGAGCGGTACCACTGGCGTAGCTTGCGTAAATACTGGTCGTCACTTTATTGGAATTGAGAAAGAAGAAAAGTATTTCGAAATTGCTAAGGAGCGTATTGCATTGGCTGGAATTGAGAAAGAAAGACAGCCTGACTTATTCGAGGTGGCGGTATGAGAACAGGAACCAATAGCGAATCCCTTTACATCAAAGATCGTTCAGCTTGGGATTTGTCAGAATTCTTAAGCAGTGGTGGTCAGATCGAACATGTGCCTTATGGTGTTTCAAAAGAGGTTAAGCAGGAGTTCAATAAATCAAATGCTCAATCGCACATGAAACAGATTATGGGCGCAGCAATTGTAGAGGCTAAGGCTAAGAAAGAATTAAAACCTAAGCGAACTAAAACTCAAGCTGAGATTGAAGCAAAAAGACAGAGTGATAAAGAGCGTAAACGAATCAAAGACGCTCAATCGCAGGCTGTAAAAAGAAAGGCTAAAGCTGATTTAAGCGCCGAACAGATTTCAATATTCAAAGAGTTTCATTCTAAGGCATCACATGGTGATATCGCATTGCTTGCAAGGTTGACAGGTGTTTCAGCAACAACATTGAAGTCAACCATGTATGGCGAAACTGTGATGAAGAAAGATCGATGGGATGGAGTTAAAAAGCATTTGCTGAGTTTTGACTATTCAATCAACGAAAGCGCAATCAAAGGAAGATTGAAGAAAGAAATCAATGAATTGGATCAAAAAGCATATCGAAAAGCTTATAGGGCTGAATGGCAAGAGGTACAGAGAGCCAAGCTTAAACAGATAACAGAAAAATATTGTGGAGTGGTGGCACTATGACAACTATAAACAACTCTGAAAACTTGATTGAGAAAGTAGGCGGGATTGAGAAGGCGAGAGAGATTGTAGAGGGTGCGCCAACATGGGCCACTACATACTGCATGGCTTATGCAGCCTATGGTGGAACTTTTCACTGGTATGGGGCTTGCAAAAACTGCTATGTACTGCCTGCTTTACGCACCGCCATTGCAGAGCATGACAGCCGAGAGTTTAAGGTGGGGGATTTGGTTGTTCACCCTAAATTCGACAACAAGAAAATATATGAAATTATTGAAATAAAAGGTGATCTATTTACTGTTTTCTATGACAGAAACTCACACTCATTTCGCTCGGATTTAAGACACGCCACGCCAGAAGAAATCAAAGCTGGTCACCGTTTGGAGGCAGAACGTCATGGATAAGTTAATCATTGAGTTTAATAAAAAGTTCGATAAACAAAAACAAGAACTTATTGATGGATTTAAAGCATTAGGGGAGGAAAAAAGACTTCCTAAAGCTTTGGCAACAATTGAGGGCGAACAACCAACATATAAGAATTATTTTAAAGCGGGTTGGCAATCCCGACAGGCTGAATTCGACGCAATGGCCGAAGCTCTCTTAAATCAAACGCAATTGCTTGCTAAGCAAAAGGTGGAGGTTGAAGAGAAAGACAAGCGGATTGAAAACTTTACCTCAAATTGGAGAAAGCAAGCTAAAGAAACTTTTCAAGATGATCAAAGGTGGATAGGTGGCTTGTTCTTATCCTGTATTGATGAATTAGAAAAGACCCTGCGAGGTGAGCATGAATAGCGAATCAATTTCATACATCTGCTTGACCATCTTGCTTTTAGCTTGGTGGTTCAAAGAGCCATTAACCAAATTGATTGGGGGCTAAATGCAAATTCCTAAAGATCTCATCATCGGCATTGATCCAGACTTAGATAAATCAGGGGTGGCTGTCTTAGGACAGTCATTCGAGCTGAAGAATTTAACCTTTGCTGAAACTGTTGAGCTATTCCGCATTCACCAGGATCAGATCAAGAAAGTGGTGATCGAGGCAGGTTGGTTGAATAAAAAATCAAATCTACATAGTCGTATTGGTCAATCTAAGCGTGCAGGAGAGCGAATTGCTAAGAATGTAGGTGAGAACCATGCGACAGGCAAACTACTTGTAGAAATGGCGAAATCTTTCGGTTTAGCAGTGGTTGAAGTAAGACCAACCAAAACCAAAAAGAATTCAGAAGAATTTAATCGCATTACTGGCTGGCAAGGTCGAACGAATCAAGAGCAGCGTGATGCAGGTATGTTGATTTGGGGGATGAGTTAATGCAATGGATCCTAGCTTTTTTCCTGTTCATTTTCATGATGGGAGTAAAAATTCCTGATGGTGCAGTACTGGATTGGTTTTTCTTTATCGTTGTAGTGGGTATGTTTTTAGCAGCAATAGTGGCAGTACGAGTATTAGGTTAAGGGGCAATTATGAACGCAGTAGCAGAGAAGTTTGAACAATTCGAGTGGTTGACTCATGGCATCACTGCTAAGTCACCGCAATTCAATGATGAGACAAAAGGCACAGGAGAGAAACCTTTGGACTATCAAGATCGCTTGGGGGCTATTGCGTCAATGGAAACCCGGTTAGAAAAATCGATTACTTCGGTGATCATCTTTGGACAAAACAGCAAGAGTGATTTTGAGTTTGTGCAGAATCATTTAGCAAAGATCATGATTGCAAATGCATTGAGTGATAAGCGTCGAGAACCAGAGGGGATTCAATTAGATTATTTGGCAGTGTTGATTGCTCGAATGGTAATTGATTTCTCTATTGATCCAGAACTTGAGAATAACTTCACGGCACAAGGTCGGTTGTATTATGCAGGGATTCGTACACATCAAATGTCAGTTGATCAGTATCGCAAGACATGGAAGCAGTACGAAAATATGATGATTATTGCTTTAGAAACATCAATCAAATGCGCTTCAGAAGCCATTGAAAAGTACAGAAAAAATACTTACAAAGATTTGAAAGCATAGGGATTCCATTATATCGGAAACTAAGGTATAGTTTTTATATACTGGTCGTATTACGGTTCATCCGAGACCAAAAAAGTTTTTGCATACCCACCTACTCCAATACGTGGGTATTTTTTTACCATTTTTTTGAAATATTATAGATAATCATTTATTATTAGATAGCAACTCAAAAAGTTGTAGATGCAAATGTTGACAGCTCGGAAAGACGAGTAGCTCACAGAAATGTGGGCTTTTTTGTTGTCTGTTAAAAGACAACCAATATATCCAATGTGATTTCGTCACACATTGAGTTAGCCTCAGAGCCTTAAATTGTGGGTGACTCCCCGACCAATGGAATTGAAAGACACAGAACAGATCAATAGCTAACTTTGAGATGTTTGTCGTGTTGAGTAGCGGTAGATCAGTTGCCGAGCTGATCAATATCGTAATCTAAGGCAAGGATGTGGCAGATCACCACGTCCTTTTTTACGCGCCATTAGCTCAACTGGATAGAGCATGGGTTTTCTATACCAATGGTTGTAGGTTCGAGCCCTACATGGCGTGCCATATTCCAAGGAGAACAGCATGCTCCAAATAAAACAAATCTTCTGCCGTCACGTATGGGAATATTCAGATTTCTTTACAGTGAGAGAGTGTCGGAAGTGTGGGAAAATAAAATCCAGTATATATTAATATATAAATATAAGAGAATCATGAAGATAACAGTATTTCCGTTAGGTTTAATTGTCAAATTAGTATAAATTAAAGTCTCATATTTAATTTAGGATTCATTGTATGGGCTTTCAAACTAAAATTGAAAATGATTTGCCAAAGGGCAAACAGAATATGCACTTAGTTGGTTATGTTGCTGATGGCGTTAATTGTGCGGCATATATCAAATCAAGCCAGATAACTGCTGATGATGGTGGAATAGATAGACGTGAGGTTATGCGTATACTTTTGAGTAAGCATCCATCGGGAACTGAAATTCTATTTCATGCAGTGTCTGATATTGGTCCGCAAGAAAGCGAATCTTTTTAAACGTTTCGAATTTGATACCTTTAACCACCTCAACGGTGGTTTTTTAATGCCAAGAGGAAAGTGAAGATGTCAGGAAAATCATTACAACCACATGAACAGCGTGTGGTTGAAGAAAAAGAGCAATTGAAGGAACGTCTGGATAAGTTGATGGACTTTCTTCAAAAAGGTCAGCCTAAATTCATTGATGATAAAAATTGGACATTGCTTCAAGAGCAGTGTGATGCAATGAATTGGTATTACACAATTCTAATCAGTCGTATCGAATTGTTCTAACCTTTCGCTACGTTTCCTTTGCCCCGAAAGGGGTTTTATTTTGTCTTGGAGAAAGCCATGCGTTTAGGTCGAATTGTATTAGTAGCATTGGGTATGAGCGCAGCGTTTGCCGAGCCTGTTAAAAGACATGCCAGTGATTGGGATTCAATTACGTGGCAAGAACCAGTAAAAGGCAAATCAAAACCCAATAAGATCAGCCAAGCCAAAAGACGTAAGTACAAACGTCAAGGTCGGTTGTGATGGACAGAACCGAAGCACTAAGCAATCTTAAGCGGTACGAATCAGAGATCAGTAAATATCAAAGCCTATCTCGTGGTCTTATGACTCGTGATGAAATGATTGTTATCGATCGAAAGATTAGTCAGCTAAAAGAATGGTCTAAAACAATTAGAAGTATGTTGAGTGATTGATCTTACTTGGATAAGTTGATAATTTATTGTTTCTAAATTAATTATAGGGATAATAATGAAATCAAAACAATATATCTTAGTAAATATTTGTGGAGATAAATTTGGATTCTCAGATATAAGTAATAGCGGGAATCTAGAACTTTATCTATCTGGTCAAGAATATGATAAGTCGTCTTTTGAATTTGAATCTGCAAGTATTATTCTTATATTTGAAGCCAACTTAGAAGATGACATAAAAGAGATGATCCATAAATCCTTTCGTAAGCAG